GGCGTCGTCCTCTGTGAGTGTCAAGTGGTCGTCCAGGACAGTCGACAGTCTTTCACGAAGACTGCCGCCCTCGGGCGACTCCCACAGAGGCCTAACCTTAAGCTCTTCCTCAGCTTCGGTCAAGGCATCCGAAAGCAGATCTCCGGCTACTCCGCATGTACGCCACAAGTTTACGATTCCGCGACTCGAACCGACAGCCTTCTCCTCCTTCCCTTCCTGATGGTCAATCAGGATCCGGAAGAGGAACTGTCGGTAAGTCGCGGGGGCGTCATGCAGGACTTTGCCGGGCCTTGGCGGCGGAAACCCACCACCCCCCAACTCCCGTGGAACGAACGGAGGAATACCGACGCTTCGGAGGGCTGCTACCTCCGGTCTGAGAACCTTCGCGATCCGGCTGATAATCTTACGCTTCCACGTAGGACACCAGGCCGGAATCGCCGAAGAAATCGCAGGACCGGAAGTGGCCCAGCTCGGCAGCTCAAACGGTACCGGACCGGAAATCCGCTTTATTGCGAAGTGTCCAGGATGGATCAAACTACGTACTGGTACATAGTCGATCATCTGGACCGCATTAAACGCGGTGTAACCGGAACGGAAACCGTCTGGGACTGCCGAACCAGGTTTCAGCCAACCGAAGATGGAATATGCCGGGGCCGGGAACTCTTGCGCTTCGAACCAACACATCTGCTCCGTAAAGAGCAAGAGGTGGTTCGAAACAAGATGCTTCCCAGCCGACAATCCGCTTCCAACGTCGGTAACCCTTCGTTCGTACCCCGCGTGAGCTGCCGCTGGCATAACGGCAGCGAGGTCGTCACCACAAGTGGCAAACCGAGAGAGGTCGACACTGGCCTCCTTCGGCAAGCCAATACTTTGGCACGCCTCTCGAATCGAAGATTCACAGGCCCAGAGGTTTATGATATTGAGGATAAACCAAGAAAGTGGCAGCCCCATCAGGCAACCACCCTCTGTATCCAGAGCCTCCAGACCCGAATCTTCGTCGTATTCGACACGCATGGGGCCGAGGAGTCGTTCGCCAAGTTTACGAACGTCCTCGGGGAGTTGGGCTCCTGTACACACACCATCCCAGACACAGAGAATAGCGTCGCGGCTAAAGCCATCCGTCGCCTTTGTCAGGTCGGCCGATACCAGAAGGAGATCACCCAGGGACACGGGACACTTGATGCGGTTCTCGGAGAGGTTTGCGAAAACCTCCTCGAGTCTACCGCCTTCAAGCGAAGCGCGTACCCTAGGGTCTTTCTCCAGCATCGGCCAGACAACGCTGCGAACGAGATGGCCTACCTCGACCACGTCGGAAGGCGATTTGGTAACGACGCGGGCCTTAAACCCGCGTTCTCGCACTGTAGTCGCCCGACATGGAAGAGGTCCGCGGCGGTTTACAAACCGCCTAAGGGAGGTGTCTCTGATCATCCTGGCAACACGGGTGCGCTCCAGATCCGGGTCTTGGAATATGTTGACCACATACTCCACAACGTCCCGGGTCGGAACAACACCCTGAAGTTGATATTGTTGCCGATTCAACTCACCTTGGTGAGTGAAGCGAGTGGGATCGGAAAACGTGGGAGCGGGATGGGCGCCATCCGACGCAGTCCCAGCAGGCTCGCTGCTCCAAGTGTCCACTACCGATTTCAAGTCGGCCCTAAGGCCGCCAAGTTTTCGGGAGTAGTCCAAGGAAGCAGAGGAGCTCGCGCTGAGAGATGCGACGGATGTATTGGCAAATCGCCCAAACCGTTTACCCCAATTTTCGGAAAACTCGCGGAGTTCAGAGATTACCGGAGGTGGAACAACCACCTTCCTGGCAAGTG